TGTGGATGCGGCAAAGCTGGCATTGAAGGAATACCCCAATCTGGGTGACTACCTGTCTGTGGATGTATTCCGGGACGAAACCACCGGTATGTGGAAGGTCACGATTGAGGCATATGTTGACTACCAGTCTACCTACGCTTACCGTGATGTATACATTTCCGACAGCGGTGCCACCCAGCTGCTGGTCTATGAAGGACCTATCGGTTGGGACGAAACCAGAAAATAATCATCCGGTATCAAGCAAAGTGCACAGCTCCAGCAAAACCTGACAATAGGCAAACGGCCCCCCTGATGCATTTTCCGGCATCAGGGGGGCTATTTGCTGATAAGTTTCATACGGATGGTCATAATGATCTTCCTATGAAAAACTACATTCGCGCAATTGCGGTTTTTGATATGAGAATCCCAATTAAAAGTACAGTTCCTGTGCCAGATTCCCATGGGTATACCAGCAGACAGCTTTTCGGATAAATTCCTCGCTGACCTGGAAATGCTCAGCCAGTTCCCAGATTTCGGTGCAGCCTTTTGCCACGGCATCGTCCAGCTCTTCCACCGGGATCAGATGCTCAATGGCCCATTTGTCGGCACGGTTTTCATGGCGTGCCCGGCAGTCGTAGTCGGAGAAAGCGTTGTAAAAGGAGCCGGTACAGCAGTGGCCCAGCTCATGGGTCAGTTTGTTGCGTTCATCTGTTTCTCCCCGCAGCTTATGGGGATCAATGGCAATGGCACAGGTTCCGTCGGTATCCATAATGGCAAGCGCTTCCCGCTTTTTCATGGGGAAATAGTCCACCGGGATATTCAATTGAGCAGCCAGGCGGTAAAGCGCTTGCAGATCTTTCATTTTGCTTTTTTCCTTTCCCGTAAAAAGGCGGCATAACGCCGTACATCGTCCAGGTCCTCATCATCAATTTCAGAACAGTCTCCCCAGAGGGCAAACTTCAGTTCCTCGTTGGAGATGATACGCTCGCCGGACTCGGCGGGCGTATTTTTTGTTTGCGAGGTCCCCAGAAGGTAGTCTGTGGATACACCAAAGTAGGCAGAGATCTTCTCCATATTTTTGGCAGACAGGCGCTGGGTACGGCCCTTGTGCAGATCCGTCAGTGTGCCCCTGCTGATCCCCAGATCGGTACAAAGCTTTCCGGGACGAATTCCATGCTCCTGACAAAGAGCTTCGATGATTGTGTACATTTTACACATAATAAGCACCTCAAATTTATACGGAGTGCTAAAAATACGGAATACCGTACTTGCACCACTTGATAAGTACGGAAATCCGTGCTACTATACAGCCACAAAGCACGGAAAACCGTACGAAATACAGAATCACATTCCTGTGTATGGCTAATATAGTACGAAAGTCCGTACTTGTCAAGAAGAAAAATGTACGATAATCCGAAGAATATGTTTGTTATGGAAAGTATAACAGACAATATGTCCGATAATTTGGACAAAATCTTTGGAGGAATGGAGGAACGCGATCATGGCAGAAAAAATCAGCACCCAGCTGGACATTCAGTGTCCCTTTTTCACAGGGCGGGACGATGCCCACGCGGGAAAGAAGATCCTGTGCGAAAGCCCTGTGCCGGACAGCAATCTGGGATTGTACTTCCGGGAAAAGGAGGCTTATCTGACGCAGATGCGGATCTTCTGCTGTCAGCATTATAAAAAGTGTGAGATATACCGGGCGGTGATGGCAGCTAAATATGAAGATTACGACAGCTGATAGGCCTTCTGACAACGGAAAGGAGGTGAATGGGTGGCAAGAAAAAAACCAAGACAGAAACGGGTTCTGGATGTATCGGATAAGCTGCTTGCCAAAATCGAACAGGCTGTGGACGAACTGAACTACCAGCTTGTGAAGGAGGTGACCAAGGAAAAGGAGACCTTTTTCGATAACGAGGATTCTCCCAAAAAGGCAACCCGGGAGATCATCCATGAGACCCAGTCCTTTTCCAGGCAGGAATCCATGGTGGATCGGGATGGACTGAAGCAGCTGATCGCGGCACTGAAGGATGTGCAGGATGTGCAGCACGCAGAACTGGAGGACCGGCAGGAAAAGGATATCCTGACGGTGGTGATGGAAGGGGAGATTAAGGATTATGCCGGTTAAGGTGCTTCGGAGAATGCCGGTGCCCAACGAAAAGCAGAGAAAAGCCTTTTTGGACCGGCACAGGTATGTATCCTATGGTGGAGCCAGGGGCGGCGGCAAGAGCTGGTTTGTCCGGTGGAAGGCGGTCCTTATGGCACTGGAATATCCGGGCATCAAAATCCTGATTACCCGGAAAACCTACCGGGAGCTTCTGAACAATCATATTTCTCCTTTGCTGACCCAGCTCAGCGGTGTGGCAAAGTACATCAAAAGCGAAAAGCGTTTTCTCTTTCCCAACGGTTCCACAATCTGGTTCGGCTACTGTGCCAACGAAGGTGACCTGGGCCAGTATCAGGGCGCGGAGTATGACGTGTGGTTCGCGGATGAGGCAGGGCAGTTTCAGGAAAGCTGGCTGACAGCCATCGATGCCTGCGTCCGGGGTGTCAATGACTTTCCCAAGCGGACCTACTACACCCTGAACCCGGGCGGTCCCAGTCACGGCTACTTCAAGCGGCTGTTTGTGGATCAGAGGTACACTGCGGAGGAGCATCCGGAGGATTACGCATTCATCCAGGCCCTGTGCACGGACAATGAAGCCCTGATGCAGAGCCAGCCGGAATATATGCGCAGCCTTCAGAAGCTGCCCCCCAAGATCCGGGAAGCCTGGCTCTACGGCAGGTGGGATGTATATGAAGGGCAGTTCTTTGAGGAATTCCGCATGGAGCCGGACAAGCGCAAATGCCTGGAGGCAGGTATTTCTGTGGAACAGGCCAAGGAGCAGGGCCGGTGGACTCATGTCATCAAGCCTCTGGATTTAAACGCCGGCAGCCGCCGGGGCTGGCAGATCTACCGCAGCTACGACTTCGGTTATGCCAAGCCTTTCTCCTGTGCCTGGTGGGCGGTGGACTATGATGGGGTGCTTTACCGGATCCTGGAGCTGTACGGCTGCACCCAGACACCAAACGAAGGTGTCAAGTGGGTACCGGACCGACAGTTCGAGGAAATCGCCCGGATCGAGCGGGAGCATCCCTGGCTGAAGGGCAGGAACATCCAGGGTGTGGCAGACCCGGCTATCTGGGATGCCAGCCGGGGCGAGAGCATTGCGGAGACAGCTGCCCGCTACGGCGTATACTTTACCCCCGGTGATCATGAACGGATCGCAGGGTGGATGCAGTGCCATTACCGGCTGCAGTTTGACGAGGAGGGCTATGCCCGGTGCTACATCTTTGAAGGCTGCGAGGGCTTCATCCGGACCATTCCGCTGCTACAGTACGACGAGCATAAGGTGGAGGATCTGGATACGGATGGGGAAGACCACATCGCTGATGAATGGCGGTATATGTGCATGTCCAGACCTGTGCAGCCTCTTAAGCCGGTGGAGCAGAAGACCATCCTGAATGACCCGCTGAATCAGTTTACCAATCAAGGAGGATACAGATGAAATTTGAAATGCAGGAGGGTTCTCAAAAGCAGCCGGTACAGGCAGCAGGGTTTGCCATTGGCCAGGAACAGCTGAAGAAATTTACCCGGGTGCTCCAGGAATACAAGGCAGGTAAGGTCAGGACCGAGAGCAGGATCATCGCTTCGGAAAACTGGTGGAAGCTGCGCAACACCATGGAAGAGCGAAAAAATACCGCCATCGGCGATGACGGCGGCTTTACGGCAAAATCTGGATGGCTGCACAACGTGATTGTATCTAAGCACGCCGATGCTATGGAGAGCTTTCCGGAGCCCAATATCCTGCCCAGGGAGGCAGGGGATAAGGCAGAAGCCAGGATGCTTTCTGCCATCATTCCCTGCGTGCTGGAGCAGAACGATTTTGAAGCTACCTATTCCGATGCTATGTGGCAGAAGATGAAGACCGGCACGGGCCTTTACAAGGTGGTTTGGGACAAAAATAAGCTGAATGGGCTGGGAGATATCCGGGTAGAAAAAGCCAATCTGCTGAATGTCTACTGGGAGCCGGGAATCACGGACATCCAAAAAAGCCGCTACTTCTTCCACACGGAACTGGTGGACAAGGAACTTCTGCGGGAGAAATATCCCCAGCTTCGGGATGGTCTGAAGGGCAGCGGTATGGTAAATGCCCGGTTTCTTTACGATGACACCGTCAGAACCGATAACAAAGCTGCTGTGATCGAAGTCTACTACCGGAAATATCAGCAGGGCAGACAGGTGCTGCATTACTGTAAGTATGTGGAAGATCAGGTGCTCTTCGCCACGGAAAATGATCCGCTTATGGTAGAACGGGGACTATACGATCATGGAAAATTTCCTTATATATTCGATGCGCTGTTTCCAATTGAGGGAAGTCCCTGTGGCTACGGCTATGTGGATATCTGCCGGAACCCTCAGACCGAGATCGACCTGCTGAAGACCAGCTTTGTCAAGAATGCCATGGTGGGCGCTACCCCCAGATATTTTTCCCGGGGGGATGGCTCGGTGAATGAGGAGGAGTTCCTGGATTTAAGTAAGCCCATTGTCCATGTAAATTCCGCTTCGGCGGATGCCCTGCGGCTGATTGACCATAGTCGGCTGGATGGGGTCTATGTGAATGTACTGGACCGTACCATCCAGGAACTGCGGGAAACCTCGGGAAATACACAGACCAGCACCGGCAACATTGCCAGCGGTGTCACGGCGGCTTCCGCCATCGCCGCTTTGCAGGAAGCCAGCGGCAAGGGAAGCCGGGATTCCACCCAGGGAAGCTACCGGGCCTACAGCCGAATTGTGGAGCTGTGCATCGAACTGATCCGGCAGTTTTACGACCTGCCCAGACAGTTCAGGATCCTGGGACAGTTTGGCACAGAGCAGTATGTCAGCTATACCAATGCAGGGCTTAAGCCCCAGAGCCAGGGCATGGCCTTTGGGGTGGATATGGGCTACCGGCTGCCGGTCTTTGACATCCGGGTCTCAGCCCAGCGGAAGAATATGTATACCAAGGTGAGTCAGAATGAGCTGGCTATGCAGTTTTTCAAGCTGGGCTTTTTCAATCCCCAGCTGACAGACCAAGCGCTGGTGTGTCTGGATATGATGGACTTTGACGGAAAAGATGCCATCATGCAAAAGATCAGCAGCAACGCAAAGCTGCTGCAAAAGCTGAAAAAATATATGCAGCTGGCGCTGTCCATGACCCAGGAGGTGCAGCCGCAGCTGGCAGATGCCATTCTCCGGGACATGACTGCCACCTTGGGGGGAGCATCGGCTCTGGATTTTCCTGCTGCAGCGCAAATCCAGGGTGGGATGGAAACTTCCAAACTTTCCAAAAACGAGCCGGCACATGTGCGCAGCGCCAGAGCGCATGCGGGAAACGCGGCGCAGCCGGAGCCTGGCAGAGTGACAAGGGAGGGAACATAAGATGATTGCGGTAACCTATTATCGGGAAAGAGATCTTTTGACAGTGAAAGGACATGCCAAAAGTGCGGATTACGGCAAAGATCTGATCTGCGCGGCGGTGTCGGCCCTGGCGCTGACGCTGGGAGGAAATGTGGAATATATGGCAGACAGCGGCTGTGTCACAGAGCCTGTGGTCCGGCTGGAGGAGGGGGACGCGCAGATCAGCTGCAAGCCCTTGAGCCGGTTCCGGGCAGTGGTGCGGCAGACCTTTCTGTCGGTTTGCGTAGGCTTTGAACTCCTGGCAAAGAAATACCCGGAATATATTTCCTTTACCTTTCTGGGATAAATACAGGTTAACGGGACCCGCCGCCCCATAACTAGCGGCAGAATAATGTTTTGGAGGAAAAACATGGTTAACCAGAGAAAATGGCGCATGTTGCAGCTGTTTGCCGGTGAAGGAGCTTCCGCTTCCGGCAGTGAAGGCGGAAATGCGCCAGCGGGCGAGAATGCTGCCGACGCCGGGCACCGGCATTTGCGGGAATTGGGCGTTCCCGAAAACCGGATCCGAAAAAACCGGGCGTATCAGGTGCGTGATTTTGTTCCGAAAAATACGGAGGAAAAACCAACCGCAGAGCAGGACGCCGCTGCACAAGAGCAAATGCCCGGGAAGGAGACGCAGCCCCGGCTGAGCTGGGAAGAAATCAAGAAGGATCCTGAGTACAACGCAGAGATCCAGAAGATCATTCAGGCAAGACTCCGGGAGGAGGTCCAGAACAAGGCCATCCTGCAGACCCTGGATCCGGCGCTGAAGGCCCTGGCCAGGGAGCACGGTCTGGATCCGGAGAACCTGGATCCTGCGGCACTTGCCAGAGCGGTTACCGGCAATAACCCGGACCGGATGCCGCAGTCCGGTGAACATAGCCGGCAGCAGGCAATCCAGCGGCAGCGTATCCAAAATCACATCCGGAATCTGGAGTTGCAGGGACAAAGCTTACGCAATACCTTTCCCGGATTTGATCTGCGGACAGAAATGCGTAACCCGGTTTTTGCACGCCTGGTGAGTCCCGGCGTTGGTCTGAGTGTGGAGGATGCCTACCACACGGTACACCGCAGAGAAATCCAGGCCGCGTCCATGCAGGTGGCAGCGCAGCAGATGGCGCGGCAGATCGCGGGAGCCATTCAGTCCGGAAGCCGTAGACCCGACGAAAGCGGTGGGGCGGCTCAGGCTCCTTCCGTAACCACATTTGACTATCGGAAAGCAAGCCGGGCTGAGCGGGAGGCGCTGAAGCAGCGGCTCCGCCAGGCGGCAGCAAGGGGAGAAAAAGTATACCCGGAATGATCCCTGGGTAAGTTCTCTCCCAAGAAAGAAAGGAGATTCTATGATGAATCAGAAAATGAACGGATTTAAAATGCTGCAGCTGTTCGCTGACGCGGGCACTGTGGTGAACGCAACAACCGGCTATGTCAATGCCGGTACCGGTGGGGTGGAAGCTTTCAGCGGAAGCAATTCCCTGAATCCTGCGCTGAAGACTTTTTATGACACCGAGCTTCTGGAAAATGCCCGGGTGGAGATGTTCTACGCCCAGTTCGCCAAGAAGCAGCCGCTGCCTGCGGGTCGGGGCCAGAGCGTGGAATGGCGAAAATGGAATACCTTTGAAAAGGCCGGAAAGCTCCAGGAAGGCGTGATCCCCACCGGTCAGAAGTTCGGCATTTCCAGCAAGACCGGAACCATTGACCAGTACGGCACCTATGCGGCAGTTTCCGACAAGCTGGAGCTCCATGCTTATGACGATGTGATCCTGGGTGCCACCGAGGAAATGGGCGCGTCTGCTGCCGAGACCCAGGAGACCCTGATCCGGGATGCCCTGCTGGTGAACACCAACGTACTCTACTGCGATAACGTGACCCTTGCAACCGGTGAAGCTGCCGGCACCCCCACCAGCTGCGCAGAAATGGAAGCTTCCGACACGGTGATGAGTGTGCTGACACCTGCCATGATTGCCAAGGCGGTGACCATCATGAAGAAGAACCGGGTCCCCACCATTGGCGGAAAGTATTACTGCGTAGTCCATCCCAGTGTTGCCCATGATCTGCGGCGCAGCAAGGAGTGGATCGAGGTCCATAAGTATGCCCAGCCTGAGGAAATCTACAACGGTGAGATCGGCGAGCTCCACGGCTGCCGGTTCATTGAGAATGTATTCGCTCCCGTTCTGGGCGGTGAGGATTATAAAAACAAGGCAGGCACTGTCACCTACGCCAGCTATCTGTTTGGCAAGGATTCCTTTGGTATCATCGATCCTGAGGGCGGCGCACTGGAAATGATCGTCAAGGATAAGAGCCAGATCGGCGGTCCTTTGAACCAGTTTTCCACCATTGGCTATAAGCTGGAGACAAACGGTGCCACCATTTTGTATACCGAGCGGGTCATGCGGATCATGTCCTGTTCCAGCTTCTCCGGTGTGGATGAAGAAAACTAAGCAGGAAACCCAGGCGGGCGTTGCCCGCCTGGGCAGCAAAATAAAGGAGGAGAAAGAAAATGCCTGAAAATCACGAAATCACCCGGGATGCAAAGCGGGAGATCTTTATTGAACGGGCCAGCGGCAATGAGGAGCCGAATCTGCAGGTATGTGTCAACGGTGTGATGTACCTGCTGCCCAAGGGCAAGAGCTCCTGGGTATCTGCCGAAGTATATGAGGAGATCATGCGCTCCCGCCGGGCAAGAGACAGAATGGACCGGCGCGCGGAAGAACTGCGAAAGGCGGCGAAACAGCCCTGACAAAACAAACGGGGGCTTCGGCTCCCGTTTTTTGGATAGGAGGGAATTTATGACCATCAGAGAA